CCGACTACTTACCAAATCGTTTGTTCAAATTCAACGGAGATCGTTGGATAGAGGTTGACAAAGACGCAACAGACGTGTATGCTTACGAAGAAGCGTATATTAAGCATCTAATTGAAGAAATTGAATTTGGTAGATACGATGCAGATAGTTTGACAGCAGTAGAACGTGAACAGATTCAACAATATTTAAGTAAAAATTAATAACCCAAGATAATCAACTAAATAAACTTATGGCATATCAACAAAAAGGCGGTCCAATCGTTTGCAGAGGCAACACAGTCACATTGCGTGAAGGTGAACCAGTAGAAAAAGCCCTACGTAAATTCAAGAAAAAAGTCCTAGAATCGGGGTTACTTCGTGAACTCAAAGAACGCGAAACCTACGAAAAACCCACCACCGCTAGAAAAAAAGCTAAAGCCGCGGCAAAGAATCGCTGGCGCAAAAAACTAGCTTCAGAATCTCTTCCAAAAAAATTATATTAGTTCTTGACTAATTCACGTTTTTCGTGTATAAATATATTTGTAGTGCCGATGTTGGGCTACACTTATAGTCATATTTTGCTTAATAAAGGAGATATAAAATGACACAATTACAAATCCACACCCTTGATTTACCTACATTCGTAAACCAAATTCATCGCCAAGCCATTGGCTTTGATAGTTTATTCGATCAGCTAAATCGTCAATTTGCTAACAGCAAATCCGACAACTACCCTCCACACAACGTAGTTAAACTAGATGACACTCACTATGTTATTGAAGTAGCCGTTGCGGGTTTTGCCGAAGACGAAATTGATGTTGAACTCAAAGAGAATGTTCTAACAGTTAAAGGCGAACAGGCTAAACGTGAAGAAGAAGTTGAGTACTTACACAAAGGTATTAGTGCTCGCAACTTTACACGCACTTTCCCATTAGCCGAGCACATTGAAGTTCGCGGTGCTACTGTTAAAAATGGTATTTTGGCTATTGCCCTAGAACAGATTGTTCCAGAAGAAGATAAGCCTAAAAAAATTGCCATAACATTTGCAAAATAAGTAACAAGGCTGTATAATAAAGGGGAAGGAACAAACTTCCCCTTTGTCTTTATCATGAGTGAACTAATGTCAAAAACTAAAACGAATACTGTAACACGCCCACGTATTGAACCAAAACTTCACATACCTGAGCCACCAAACTATCGTGTAATTTATATCAATGATGAATCAACTACCATGGAGTTTGTTGTTGAAACTCTCAAAGTTATTTTCAACTATGACGAAGGTGCCGCAATGGCATTAACCACAAGAGTACACGAAGAAGGTTCTGCTGTAGTTGCCGTTATGCCTTACGAGATGGCCGAACAAAAAGGTATTGAAGTTACATTGTTAGCACGTAACAACGGATTCCCGCTACAAGTTAAAATCGAACAAGACTCATGATTTTCAATCACATTCGTAAACTAAAGGATGATGGCAAGAAGATTGGCATCACTTTTAGTACATTTGATATGCTACACGCAGGACATATTGCTATGCTTGCCGAAGCTAAGAATCATTGTGATTACTTAATTGCTGGTCTACAAACAGATCCAACAATAGATCGCCCAGATACTAAGAACAAACCAGTACAGAGTATTGTAGAACGGCAAATCCAATTGGCCGCTTGCCGTTATGTAGACGAAGTTGTTGTATATCAAACAGAACAAGACTTAATTGACTTGCTACTTATTCTCCCAATTGATATTCGTGTTTTGGGTGTTGAGTATGAAGCCAAAGAGTTTACTGGCAAACGTGAAGGATATAGTCGCGGTATAGAACATATCTTCAATCGTCGTGATCACTCATTCTCCAGTTCGGGCCTACGTAGTCGAGTGGTTGCCGCTGAATCCCAAAAGTTATTGACAAAAAACACTTAATATAGTATAATACTAACATGGATATAATGTTAGATTTGGAATCTCTTGGTACACGCCCAGATTGTGCTATTCTCACTATCGGCGCTGTTAAATTTGACCCTTACACTCCCGACAGCTTTGGCGACAGTTTATATCATCGAATTGATGTAGATGAACAGTTAGCCCTTGGTCGCGAAATACAGGAAGATACACTACGCTGGTGGAGCACCCAAGCAGATGATGTTCGCGAAGAAGCATTAGGCGAAGGCAATCGTGTTAGTCTCGAAACACTATATAAAGACTTAAACCGTTTTTGTGTAGGGGTAGATGCTATCTGGTGCCAAGGTCCTGCGTTTGACATTGTTATCCTGGAAAACATCTATCGTCAAATGGGCTGGCCAACTCCGTGGCAGTTCTGGCAAATTCGTGATAGCCGCACACTATTTGGTGTACATGGCGACCCACGCGAAAAAAACAAAGCCGGCTTACATAATGCCCTAGAAGATTGTATTAGCCAAGCCCAGGGTGTACAAGCAATTTATCACGCACTCAAGTTAGAAAAACGCACCTATGCAAATCGTTAAAGTATTACTATTATTTTTACTATCAACATCGGCGTTTGCTTGGCCCACTAAAGACATTACACTTGTAGTACCTTATGCACCTGGTGGTGTTAACGATCAACTTGCAAGAACTATTGCACCCGAATTAGAATCTCGTTTACAAGTCCCTGTACAAATTAAAAATATGCCCGGAGCAGCAAATGCTGTAGCTGTTAATCATATACTTGCAGATAAAAATGACAACCATACATTTTTGTTTACTATGGATGATTTGATTTTTGGACAAGTGTTGCAAGGAACGTTTGCCTACAACCAATTTCAGGTATTAACGATCATCGGTACAGTACCATTTATGCTAGTAGGCAATCCTTCTAAATCTATTCCAGTATTTAAAACACAAGTAAAGTATCATCAAAACGTAAGCATTAGTAACAATGGTGCTACCGGTAGTGCAGCATTTTGGATGAGCAAGGTATGGACTAATTTACAAATTAATAATATTCCATATAAAGGATTAGCCCCAGAGCTAACAGATGTAATGGCCGGACAAGTTGACTACGGTGTTGCTAGTGTAACGGGCTGGCATCCTTATATACAAGCTGGCAAAATAGTTCCTATTATGGTTTCTAGTAACACCAGAGTTTCTGCTTATCCAGACGTACCTACATATAAAGAATATGGGTTTGTTGGTCAGTCCGCCGAGACTTGGTTTGGTGTTTTTGCTAGGCAAGACACAGACACAGAAGCAGTAAAAACCTTTACAAATACCGTCAGAGATATAGTAAAAACCAACACAAAGATACAAAATCTTCGCGAAACTGGCATGAATATTGTCAACTACAACACTGACACATCAACTAAGTTTATTTCCCGAGAAATCTCTCGATTTAACAAATAGGCACACTTTAATTTGTTCTAGCTCCTATTAAATACTAATAGGAGCTAGAGTCTACACGATTCTACTACCAATAATAATAATTATAAAGAGGTAGAAGGATGAAGTATTTCAACAAGGTTATTCTAACCATAATCGCTGTATGGGCAAATATTGCCTACGGCACACCAATCAACGACTTTGCGTTTAAAAGCCCAGCTTTTAATGGTAACGGATACGGAACCTACGTACTTACCATAGAAAACGAACAATATACACGACAACAGTCTATTTTAAGTGCTTTACAGTCAGCACAACAAGCTGCCGCAGCTGCACAACAAAACCAACCAATTAATCAATTCTTAACTAACTTAGAATCGCGTATCTATGCCCAAGTTAGCCAAAACGTAGCTACACAAATGTTTGCCGGTGGTGCTTGTGCTAGTAATTCTACAGTATGTGGGGGTAGCATTAACTTCCAAGGCAATACATTAAGCTGGATTAAAGATCCAACAAACCCAACAAATATTTTGCTAACAGTACGTGACAACGTGGGCAACACCACAGTCATTAACGTACCACTTAACTCCTTTAATATGTCGGGACCATAATGAAGAAATTATTGTTATTGTCTCTAGTACTTTTAATGTCTGGTTGTGCTATTACACAAAAAGGTGGCCAGCTTGTTGGTATTGAGCACGAACCAAAAGTAGCCGAAAACAAACTACAAAAAGAGTTTGACGCAGTACCTGCGCCAGCTGGTCCAAAACTAAGTGTAGCAGTTTATAACTTTGTGGATAAAACTGGACAACGTAAACCTACACCGGGTGTAGCATCGTTCTCTACAGCAGTTACGCAGGGTGCAGACGTGTTCCTTATAAAAGCACTCCAGGACGTAGGAAATGCACGTTGGTTTGACGTCGTAGAGCGCGGAAACATAGACGCTTTGACTAAGGAACGTCTAATTATTAAACAGATGCGTGATGCTTACGAAGGTAAAGATGCCAAACCATTAATGCCGATGCAGTTCGCTGGGATCATTTTTGAAGGCGGCATTATTGGCTATGATACTGGATTAGAGTCTGGCGGCGCCGCTTATCGTTTCTTAGGTATTGGTCCACAAACGCAATATTCAAAAGATATCGTTACGGTTAGCTTACGTGCTATCTCAGTCAACACAGGTAAGATATTAGCGGCAGTAACTGTAACTAAAATCATTTACTCAACGGCAGATAGTGTAGCTATCCTAAAGAGTATTGATCCGGGACAGGGTATATTAAAACAAGTATTTGATGGC